GTTGACCATCGTCTTGATCATCTCACCCGTGATGATAATGATGTGGATCAAGATTCAAAAGGCTGAGATCAGGATCGAGCGCAAAGAAAAACAGGTTAACCGTCAACTACAACAGTTAAGGCAGAGCAATGAATGACTTACTCAATCTTCTCAAGGGTGTCGCACCCACGCTGGCAATGGCTGTCGCTGGTCCTATGGGTGGCGCTGCTGTTACCGCTCTGGCTAGTAAGTTTGGCGTGTCTGATAGCGTTGATGCCGTTGCGAAGGCTATTGCTGGCGATCCAAAGGCTGCTGAGAAGATAGCAGAGCTGGAGCTGGAGATGGCGAAGATTGATGCCGCCAATACTGCCGACGCAAGGAAGATGAATTCAGAGATTCAGAACTCTGCCACAGCGTCTTGGTTAGCAAAGAACATTGCCTATGTCATTGATGTAGCGATCATTGCTGGCGCTCTTACCATGACCTTTGTGGTGTTTATTATTGGCGTACCAGAGCAAAACAAGTCAATGGCTTTCACGGCTTTAGGTTCATTGTGGACATTAACGGGAACGGTAGTTAACTTCCATCGCGGTAGTTCTGCTGGTAGCAAAGCAAAAACTGAGGAACTTATGAAAGGTGCGAAATGATTGAATTCTTAAAGCAACTAATGTTGGCTAGGGCTAACCGTCCACAACTGACGGTGGAAGAGGTCGAGGTTCAAGTCTGGGCTTTTGTCGTCAAGTCAATCACCATCATGGTTCTAGGCATTGCGTTTGGTGTCTTGTACCTGATTGGGTTTGAGAAGCAAGACCCAGAACTCGCACCGATTGACGGTGTATTCCTCGAAATTTTGAAAGCCATTGCCTTCATGGGTGTCGGCACTATGGGTGGTATCTCAGGACGCAAGGCATCAACTGCCATTGCAAAGGCTATTGTGGGAGAAGACGATGCAACTAAGTGAGCACTTCACGCTTGAAGAGGCAACGCACTCTGATACCGCAATTCGCATGGGCATCAGTAACCAGCCTTCACCGCAACAATTAGAAAACATGAAGAAGTCGGCTGCTGGGATGGAAGAGGTCAGGAAACTGCTGGGTAAGTCAATCCATGTCAATTCATGGTTGCGTCTGCCAGATGTCAATGTGGCGGTCGGTGGATCGAAGATCAGCTCACACATGGACGGCTGGGCTATTGACTTCGTATGCAAGGGCTTTGGCACTCCACTAGAAGTCTGCAAAGCCATCGACGCAGCAGGTATTAAGTTTGACCAGATGATTCACGAGTTTGGCGATAAGGGCTGGACTCACATCTCCTTTGCACCAGCAATGCGTCAGCAGAAACTAACCATCTTTAGACCTCAAAACAAATATGCTGTCGGCTTGCTGAGTCAAGAGGAATACGCTAAGGCAGTATGACGAACTTTTACCAGCAGCTCCAGACTCCAGCCGTACCCGATCTGCCTAACCCGCAAGATCGGTATGACCGTCTGACTGTTGCGCAGACGAATGGTGCTTTGCGCACCTTCTTCTTGAAGTTAACCAATGCCTTGCAATCCCTTGCGTCTCCTCGCGGTGGGCGGTTTCTAAATATGCCTTACGGTGCATTCCAAGACACGACAGACCAGACGGCTACGGCTAACACGGCTACCGTGATGACATTTAACACAACAGACTTCTCTAACGGGGTGACTGTCGTGACGAGTGGCGGTAAGGCATCGAGGCTGACTGTGGCTCAGGCTGGTATCTATAACCTGCAATTTAGCGTGCAGTTTGAAAATACAGATATTTTTGAGCATGATGTGACGATCTGGTTGCGTAAAGATTCATCTGGTGCTGGTGTAGACATTGACGGCTCTGCTGGACTTGTTAGCGTGCCAAGCTCTCATGGTGGCTTGAGTGGTCACAGCATCGTTGGCTGGAACTACTTCATAACTCTTAATGCAAACGACTTTGTTGAGATATGGTGGTCAACACCAGACGCTAAAGTTAGTATCCAAGCGTATGCAGCTGGGACAAGCCCGACTAGACCGTCAACGGCATCAGTCGTGGCGACAATGACATTTGTGTCCAATCTTTCAGCATAATTACCCCTATGGCACTCGTACCACTCAAAATCCCAGCAGGTGTTTACCGTAACGGTACAGAGTACCAGTCTGCGGGTCGCTGGTACGACTCAAACCTTGTGCGTTGGTTCGAGGGAACTCTGAGACCTTGGGGTGGATGGCGTAAGCGCTCAACCTCACAGATGACAGGTGTAGCGCGAGGACTATTGACTTGGAGAGACAACTCGACGGTGCGTTGGATCGCTGCTGGCACGCCATCTAAGCTCTATGTAATGAGCGAAGGTGGTGTCTTAAAGGACATCACGCCAACAACATTCACATCTGGCATTACAGACGCAACGCTAAAGACTGGATACGGCTATTCGACTTACGGCTCTTATTCCTACGGTGTGGCGCGTCCAGATTTAGGTTCAATCATTCCAGCAACCACTTGGACGATGGATACTTGGGGCGAGTATCTAGTCGCGTGTTCAAGCGCTGACGGTCAACTCTTAGAGTGGCAACTAGGCTTTACGACACCTACAAAGGCTGTCGCCATCACGAATGCACCGACTTCTTGTGCTGCCGTAATGACCACGGCAGAGAGATTTGTCTTTGGTTTGGGTGCGTCAGGTAATCCCCGTAAGGTGTCGTGGTGTGATCAGGAAAACAACACAGTTTGGACACCATCAACCACGAATCAGGCTGGTGACTTTGAGATTAACTCTGTCGGCTCTTTGAAGTGCGGTAAGCGCGTCAGGGGTATCAATCTTCTATTTACAGATGTCGATGTCCATGTGGCGACATATATCGGACTGCCTTATGTCTATTCCTTTGAGAAAGCAGGGTCAGGCTGTGGCGTGATCTCGTCTCAGGCAGTAGCAGCCATTGATACGGCAGCCATTTGGATGTCTAAGTCAGGATTCTGGGTATATGACGGCTATGTCAAGCCTTTGGTGTCGGATGTTGGCGACTACATCTTCCAGAACATTAACTACAACCAGTCAAGCAAGGTCTACGCTGTACACAACTCGAAGTATGGCGAGATCATCTGGTTTTACCCGTCAAGTCAGTCCAATGAGAATGACTCCTATGTCGTCTACAACTACCGCGAAGGACATTGGGCTATTGGCTCATTGGCGCGTGTGTCTGGCGCTGACAGAGGCGTATTCACTAACCCGTTAATGGTCTCAACTGACGGCTACATCTATGAGCACGAAGTAGGTTTTGCCTATGACGGCTCGACTCCTTACGCTGAGTCTGGTCCTTACGAGATCGGTAACGGTGACAACATCATGTCTGTGCGTCGGGTTATCCCAGACGAGCAGACCTTGGGCGAGGTCGTCGTGTCCTTTAAGACTCGGATGTATCCAATGGCAGAAGAGACGACTTATGGACCGTATTCAGCAGCCCAACCGACAGATGTGCGGTTTGCTGCGAGACAGGTGAAGGTACGCTATACGGGCAATGTCACAGACGATTGGCGCGTTGGCGTTAACCGTTTCGATGTTGTCGCAATGGGCAAACGGTAACTTAGAATTGAGTCAAGAGTTAAGGGCAGGAAAAGTACCAGTATGTATCCGAAAGGATTACATCTTTTACTTAGAGTTCTTTGAGGGTCTTTTGTGGTTTCACATCGACATCAAGAGATGGTCGGCTGGAACTAAGAAAGGTTGTCAGAGTGACTTTGCTCTTTTAGAGGATTTAATTGGGAAGCCTATCTACGCGCTGATACGCGAAGATGACATCAAACTTGCAAGATTTGCCAAGTCATTTGGCTGGTCTGAGAAATGTCAAATATCACTATTGGACGGATCGAAGGCTTTTATTTACGCTAGTGCGTAGCAAGGGAGATTGATATGGGTGGTGTAGTAAGTGATGTAGTTGGCGGTGTTAGTGGCGCAGTTAGCGATGTTGGAAAGGGTGTCAGCGACATTCTTGGTAGTGATGTTGGCAAGGCTGCTGCAACTGCTGCTGCTCTTTATTACGGTGGACCATTAGTGGCTGAGTCACTTGGTGGAGAGGCTGCTCTTTCTAGTGCAATTCCTTCTGCGGTAACAACTGCTGGTGAAATGACTGCTCAACAAGCGGCAGAGATGATAGCCAAAGAACAAGGTGGTGGTGGACTTCTTAATAGCGCAATCAACTGGGCAACGGCAACTCCACAAAACGCATTAACAGCAGCAGGTCTTGGTTTAACGGCTGCAAAGGCTTTGGGTGGTAGCGGTACGACATCCACATCGTCATCTAGCGTTGATCCAGATGTAAAAGCAGCGTATTTACGCAACCTTGAAGAAGCCAGAGCAACGGCTGCTGGTCTTGGACCAAAGCAGTTTGCAGCATTTCCTGAGTACAACTTGGGTATGGTTCAGAAGTACATGAACCCTTACGAATCTCAAGTCGTGCAAAACACATTGGCAGACATCGAGCGTGCCCGTCAAGGTCAAATATCTGCTGAAGGTGCAGCAGCTACGGCTGCCAGAGCATTTGGTGGTTCGCGTCAAGGTGTTACTCGTTCATTGGTTGACGAAGCAGCACTACGCAATGCAGGTAACTTGGCAGCTCAGTTACGCCAAGGTGGTTTTACTCAGGCTCAAAACCTTGGTCTATCACAAGAGGCATTGCGTCAACAGTATGAGCAATCTAAGCTCGATGCATCACGCAACTTAGGACTTGAAAGACTTGGTGTGTCTCAGGGCGCATTAAGCCTTCAACCTACGGCTGGAACTCAGTCAGCACCACTTTATACAAACCAAGCCACATCAGCACTTGGTGGCGCATTGGGTGGCGCTAAGTTAGGTTCTTTAATTGGTGGTGAAAAGAATCCAGACTATGCCTTGTACGGTGCTGGACTCGGTGGACTTCTCGGTTTCCTGTAAGGGGTAAATGATGGCAACAACAGATTTAGGCGGTTTACTCTTTGGCGGTGGTGGCTCTGGACTTGAAGACTATTTGAGTGCAGGACAACAAGAGGCAATTAAGAATCAGGCAATGCTTCAAGCAGCAGCAGCCTTGCTATCTGCTGGCGGTCCAAGCCGTACTCCGATCTCTATCGGTCAAGCTCTTGGCGGTGCTTTGCAAGCTGGTTCTGCTGGATATCAGCAAGCACAGCAAGGCGCTATACAGAATTTGATAACTCGACAAAAGTTAATGGAAGCAAAGCGTTTAGAGGATTACCGCAAGGCTTTGCAAGATCAGCAACTTCAACCACAGCAACCTGTTGGAGAAGTCACAACCATTACACCAGAGCAAGCAATATCTGCTGGTGGAATGCCAGCAGGTCCTACCGTTGCGCGTGCAAACTTAATAGGTCAACAAGTTAGAGCGCCAGCACCACAAATGTCTGAGCAAGAGATGTTGTATCAAGACGCAATGAATAAATACAAAATTGCTGAAAGATACGGTATGTCTGAAGAGGCATCAAAATATTTGGAAAAGGCTCAAAAAATTAAGCCAATGGAGAAGGTATCAGGCGCACCGTTTGAGGTTACTGACGCTACGACTGGCAAGCCAATCATGGTGCAACAGTTTGATACTGGTCGTCTTCAGACACTTAGTGGCTATGGTCCAAAGCGGGATGTTGTATTACAAAGCCTTGGTGGTAAAACCGTTGCGATTGATAAGTCAAAACTTGCTGGTGGCGAAACATATGCACAAACTCTTGCGCCTCAAGTCGTTGGTGGTGCTGAGAGTGGCTACTATGTTGTTGGCGGTGGCGGTGGTGGCGTAGGTGGCGCACCAAGCGCTGGTGGTGGCGCTCCAAGAGGTGGCGCTCCTGCTGGTCAGGTAGTACCTGCTGCTGCACCTGCTGGCACACCTCCTGTGGCTGGCGCTCCAATACCAATCATTGCTGGTACTGGCGCTAAAGCACCAGAGGCATTTATGAAGGCATCACGCCAACTCAATGACCTTCGTGGTGCTATTGAGGACTACAAGACAGAGCTTTCTTCTGGCGTTTGGGTTGTACCTAAAAACATTCCTATACCGTTTACTGACTCTGGCATACCTATGCCTATCGGTCAGGATAGCGCAAGGGTTGCTGGTAAGTACAACTCGTTATTGATGGGTGTTAAGAATCTGTATGAGTTAGGTGCTTTGACTGGTCCTGACATGGCGATCATTGAGCGTCAGTTAACTAACCCATCTTCATGGACTGGTTTGCTAACAAGCAAGAACGCAATGAATGCTCAGGTTAAGGTGCTGGAGGATATGTTGGATCGCGCAGACAAGAATCTGTCTTCCTCGTACAAGCAACCTATGCCAGCAGCAGCCACAACGCAAAAGGTTTTTACATATAACCCTGCAACTGGTCAACTTGAGCAAAAGTAAGGTTCTATCATGGTTCAAAAAGTAACAGTACCAGACATAGGAGTTATTGAGTTTCCAGACTCAATGAGTCCTCAAGACATTGTTAAGGCTTTGCAATCAATGCAAGGCGTGCAAGCACCCAGACAACCTAAGACAGTTACAGAGAAGGTTTTGGCTTCTCCTGTTGGCGGTGTTATTCGTGGCTTGCGTGACATTCCAGACGCTGGTGCTCAACTATTGACGCGAGGCTTAGAAGCCGTTGCACCTGCTGGCTCTAGCATGGAAAAGTTCATGCAAGCAGAGCGCAAAAGAGTTGAAGACATAAACCGTGAAGCTGAACGCGCCTACCAACAAGACTGGCGCATGGGTCAAATGAAACCAAACGAGTTTGATGTTGGTCGCGCTGTTGGTGGTGCTGTTGCTACTGCAATTCCCGCTACAACGGCTGTTAAGGCGCTTGGACTAACAACTGCACCTGTGCGTGCTGGCGCTGTCTCTGGTGCTGTTGGAGGTGGCTTCCAGCCCGTCCTTGAACCACAAGATTCATTTGCGGAGCAAAAGGCTACGCAGATCGGCTTAGGAGGTGCTCTTGGTGCTGGCGGTGGATACCTTGGTGACAAGATAACTAACCTGTTATTTGGTCGTGGTACAGCTCCTGCCGTTGGCGGTGCTGGTGGTGTTGGTTCTGCTGAGGCAACTCTAAGCGCCACACCAACTGCTCAAGTCACTGGTGGAGGAGTTAATTTAGGTTCTGTTGCACCTGAGTCTGGCGCTGCCCTTACTGCTGCTCAAAAGGCTATCTTAGAGCGTGGCAAGGCTATGGGGTTCAAGACTACGCCAGCACAAGAGACTGGCTCACGATCACTTCTCCAGATGGAAGCGCGAATGGAGTCAAGCCCATTTACATCAGCGCCATTCAATGCCATTAAGACTGAAAACCAAAAGGTCTTAAACCGCGCTACTGCGCAAGCTATTGGCGTTAACTCTGACGAGTTGAGCAATCCAGTATTGGCTCAGGCACAGCGTCAGATCAGCGATGTCTACAAGAAGGTGGCAACACCAGAAGTGCGCAAAGTAGACGGCATGACATTTATGAACAACATTGATCTTATTGACAATGCGTTTGAAGGTCTGACCACTCAACCATTAAAGACTAATATCCTTGTTAAGCAGTTACAAGACTTAGCCATGAAGGGTGAGGCTAGTGGCGTACAACTGCAAAACCTGTCTTCTAAGATCGGTAAGCGTGCCAAGAATGAGATGACTACCGCAATGGGTGACCGTGAGTTGGGTTCTGCCTTATTCCAGTTAAAGGAAATGGTGGACGACGCTTTATCTGCTGGACTTAGCAAGGCAGAGCAAGAAGCGTTTGCTACGGCTCGCAATAACTACCGCAACCTAATGACCATTCGTACAGCGTCTGGCGTTGTCAACCCGTCATCAGGCAATGTATCTGGTTTGAACTTAGCGTCTGCCCTGACACGCAAAGACCCACAAGGATTTGTGTTTGGCTCTAACCAGACACCAATGTATGAGGCAGCAAGGTTTGCACAGGCATTTAAACCAATCGTGGGTGACTCTGGAACTGCGACTCGCTCGATGGAATACTCGCCATTGAATATGCTTTTGTCGATGCCAACGAACTTGGCTGCAAAGGCTTACACATCAGCTCCAGCATCATCTGTATTGACCAGAGCTGTTGGCGGTACTGGCTTGATGCCAAACGCATTGGAACAGGCTCAGGTTGAATCATTACGCAAGGCTTTGCCAATTACTGGCGGTCTTGGACTCGGTGGACTTTTAGGACCTTAAAGATATGGCACTACTAGACGAAGAAGGCGCAGCATTTGGCTATTACCCACAACTTCAGCGTCAAGCTGCAAGGATGCGAGCTGCTGCGCAAGGAAGGATTCCTGAGAACTTACCAGACCCAAGAACTTATGGGTTTATAAGTGGTTTGCTTGGAACATCTCCAGATGAACTTGGTATGAGTGTTCTTTCTCCAAATACGCAAGCAGCAAAAGAAGCTGCGTATTACGGTTACCAGCTTGGCAATGCATCTCAAATTGCGCCTATTGTTGTACCTGCTGCAAGAGCAACCATGAGTGGTGTTAAAAGTCTTGGTGAGGAAATGGCAACAAGAGTTGCTACTGGAAGACCTATGCTTCCAAGTCTTTTAGAAGAACCTCAAGTAGCAATGTTTGCAGCTCCTCCAAGTACGACAAGACAAGGCGTTGGAAAGTCTAAAAACAGAGTTGGCACTACTGGTCAATATGTTGGCGCTCCACAGGGAATAGACAGCCCTCAAAAGCTCGCAGCAATGCGTGCAAATTACATGAAAGATGTAAATCAAGGTATTGCTGGAAGAGACTGGTACGACGATGCAAGCAAATGGATTTCAGAAGTAGCGCCAGAAAATAGAAGTCAGGCTATAGCAGATGCTATTGGCGTGTCTTCTCAGGGTACTGGCGTTGACTCTAATCTTGGATTTGCTGTTAAAGGTATCAATCAATTTGCTGCTGGCTTACCTGTTGAGACTGGAAGATTTCCAAGCAATCAGTCTCCATTGATTCAAAATGCACTTGCTGGTATACAGCAACACCTTGGTCCAAAGAGACAACCCTTTGCGTCTAATTTAAGCGTTGAGTGGAATCCTTCTATGGCTCAATATCCAGTACACGATATTTGGCAGGGCAGAGCATTTGGATACAAAACACCAGAAGGAAAGCCTTGGGATGCTGGATTTAGCCCACAACAGCACGCATTTATGGATCAACAAATGGTTGCCATACAGGATCAATTAAACAACGCAAAGGCTGGTGGGTTTACAAATTGGAATCCACTTAACACGCAAGCAGCAGCATGGACTGGTGCAAAAATTCGCTCTGGCGATTTACTTCCATCTGATGCTGCAATGCACTATGGTGATTTTTCTCCGAAGTATCAGGCTATGGCTACGCATGAGCAAGCTACTGGTGCTGGAATTGGTCACATTGAAAATTTATTGTCTATGCCTTACGAGGAGAGACTTGCATTTCAAAATGCAGTACCTTGGACAGACCAAAGAGGCAGAGACATGATTTATGGCTCTGGCGGTTTACTTGTTGAACCATCAACAAAAGCAGTCGGTGCTTACACGCCAAAAGCTACTGGTCTTCTTGAGGTAAACCCAGCAGAAGTTGCAAGACCTTTAGTACAGCAATCTGGTGGTGCAATTATTCCAAGTGATGCACAAATGCTAAACATTGGAGAATCATCACGCGCTTATATTGATGCACAAAATGCTGGTGCATGGCACAAAATAATTCCAGATACACAAACTAGTGCTGCTGAAAGAAACAGCATAAACATTCCATTAGACAAGAGTCCTACTCCAGAGCAGATGTCTAAACTAAGTGAGTTAGCAACGCAAAATGGTATGTTTGCTGTGGATACTGGTAAAGGCGTTAACCTAATCAATGACCCATATTCAAATATAGGTAAGTCAAGGACTGGTATTACATTAGCAAAAGAAATAAAGGGTAATTTAGGAACAACATTAAAAGATGTAATTGGAGATACTGGTCAAAGAGTAAAAATAGAAACAGGTTACCAAGACTATGAAAGTCTTTGGAAAGATGCTGGAAAAGGCAAAGCTACAAAACAGTTCTTAGACACTCTAAAAACAAATGAGCAATTTGCGCAAAGCATTGAACCAGCATTACAACAAAAAGCGCTTGCTAATATGCAGCGCGATGCAGAGTTTGCAAAACGAACTGGCGGTAAGGTAAGAGACGATATACAAAAAGCCAGAGAAATATTTGCAGCAAAAGGAATTGCTGGTCTTACTGCTGCTCTGGCTTCTGGGGTTGTTCTGGCTGAACCTGCTCGCGCAGTTCTTGATCCTTCGCAATTACAGTAGATCGGTGATTGGCTGAAGGGAATGACTTAACCCCAGCCATTCTTCTCATTTGAGCAGCTTCTTCTGCCTCGGTAAGGTTTACCGCAATGATCTCGGTAAAACCGTTAGGATGTGTGATGTATTCGTATGGCATTATTTTTCCCCATAAAAAGCAGCCGTCAACGGGTCGCGCTTAACC